CAACTACTGGAGTATTTTCTGGTTGATCTTCTACACCAAGATCTGAAGCTACTGACTGAATATTGTTGGTAATAAAGGTCAAGAACTTGGCGTGGGCATATGCAGGAGCTTGTTTTAAAGAAAGCAGATTACGTTCATCGCCAAAATACTTTTCAAGCAGCTCATACTCTAGCACTGCTGTGACACCAAATGTCTTGCGATTCTTAGCTAAAGCACCCCATAAGCTGCGCGTGTTGACTACTCCAGGTATGCCTGGTAAAGCCTGATAAACCCGATAAGAAAACTCTGTGGCAATATCTGCGGGTGTCCATTCTTCGATAGGACGACTATGCCTGGTCTTAGGCTCGCGTTTAGATGGTTTCTTGGTTTGTACAGGTTTATCTTGAATTAGACCTACGCCTGCAAGATCATCGTCATCATTCCAACGATTCACTATTTTTTTGCTCCCTTCCATTAGATACGTAGTATCTAATGCTTTATCTATCTTAATAATTAAAGCTTTATTAGTAGTTGATGTAACTTCAATGTTACTTTGGCTCTGCTGCGCGGAATCGACTGTAACATCTGTGTTACTAAGTAATTGATACACATTACGATGGTTGAAACCATCAAGACGTTTTAGACGCTTAACTTCAATGTAGTTTTCCTGGATCAAAGTTTTGACTGCGCGTGAAATCTGCATGCGGCTATAGCCGGTGACATCTTCCAAAATAGTCATAGTAGGGTCAGCGACACCTTTACTATCTGCAAAGTACTCTAAAGCGAGTAGGACTTTAAGTTCCGACGGTCCTAAAGACAAACGACGGAATTGTTCTTCCTTATTCATTGTGCTCCGATATTAGCGACGTGTAGTTATCACCTGATTTGGTGTAGGACGATTTACAAAGAATACCACAATTAGGGCTATGCAAGAAGCTGCTAACCCAAAAATTATTAATGACCATCCAATTACACCAAGTAAATAACAGGATAGCACATTTAAAGGGAATGTCAAAATGATCTTTAAAAACTTAGGGCTTAAAAACCTACTTGTAAGAGATACAAGCAGTTCTACAATATAGGCTACTGCCATACCTGAAAGTATAACCAAAACTAAAGAGTCCATTTATGCATTATACCACAAGATAGTTAGTTCTGGCAGTACCCCCACCACCACTTTGATAGGAAGCAATAGGAGTGTTTGTAGGAATAGAAATTGCTTCAATTCCTAAGACAGGTGTTTTTATAACCCATAGCATTCCTACAGGAATCCAATCAGACATGTGAAGAGCTAGTTCTGTAATCTTTTGGTTTTTATTAGTAAACATATATGATGGAGATTCATCCGATACGTCAGACCAATAAGCACCCTGGTTTAAAAATTTGCCATCAAAATAATCTGTTGGCTTTTGTGACTGCTCTAACTGAGCATTGTCAACCCAAAATGTCTGTGATCCGGTGCTACCATAAATATATGGAGTTAATCCAGTTGCAGAAGAAGTGACATACCTTGTGACACTAAACCTTTGCCACGAAGTAGTTACGTGTACGCTTTTAACTGTAGGATTTCCTACCCCATCGTGTAATGCCAACTTTAAGTCGTACTCATTAGCACCCTTCATATAAATTGAGAACGTGTAATAATCGTTCTTCGTGTTATATGAAGTAAATGGAATTGCGGAAGATGTTGTTAAATCAGGATTTGATGTAGTGGTGGGATTAGGTGTAGGACTAGCTGCCGTTACAATTTTTCCCATTTTTGAACTACTAGGAGCCGCATAAGGAATCCAAGTAAGGTCTGTTGTTTCCGCATTTGTCAGTGTTCCTGAAGAACTCCATTTTAAACTTGTTTTAATAAAAGACGGATCTAAGAGCATATTTATTTTAGAGGGTATAAGATTGACATATACACACTTGGCTTCTTGGTATGCAAATGTGCTTCCTTCTCCTAACCAAATATTGTCTAAATAAAATACAGACGCTGTACTTGTTTGTTCAAAACGTATGACTGCATACTCAGCCAATTCTTCTTTTAAATTTGAAGTTGTTTTATAAACATAAAAAGAAGCCGAAATAGTATAGCCACTAACCGCAATTGTAGCTCCATTAAGTGCTATTGAAGGAGTGCTATCAACTACAAACGACGTTTCTGACTTTAATGAAGTCACCTTGGTAGTGCCGTTTAAAGAGCCAGTACCGGAAGTAACAGTTACAGTACTTCCTTCTTTAATTGCGTATACGTTTTGTGTAGTTGTTTCAAAAGTAGTACCAGAGCTAGTTACTCCAGTAAATGTCAGTCCTTCACTGTAAGGTATAGTTATGCTGGTTGAAGTATTTGCAGAGATAGTAAATAGACCAAAAAAAGGCAACAAAGAGTCTTCAATGTAAATCTTGTCTCCAGAAACAAATCCGTGTCCAGTAGGTAATGTAATAGTAGTGCTACTACTAGTTATAGTATATCCCGTAGCAGTAATTGCTTTTCCAGGGCTAGTAACAGTATCTGAATATTTTGTCCAAGTAGTTCCAGGGTTTCTAGAAGTTAATGTATCAGTTTTTATTGATACACCATACCTATTAAACCATTCTATTTTAGGTGTAATAGCTAAAGTAGTTGCTGAATAAGCCGAATCTTTTAATGCATAAAATCCAAAAGTGTATTGAGTATTCGGTTTAACAGGAATGCCGTTTTGTATCGCTTCTTTTACTGTCGTCACAGTAGAAGAGGATCCAAGTTTTACTATAGCTGGACCTCCAGTTGTAGTAGTAACTTTTAATCTATATGGAGATTTTAATGACTCTGCTTCATCAGGTACAGTTAGGGAAGGGGTATCAGTAAGAGTATCAATTGTAATCGTCGTATATGATCCTACCTTATTCCAACCACCAGCTTCACCTAAGTGAAATGCACTATCCTGGCTTCTTAAAAGAAGGTTATTAGAGTAAGAAACATTAGCATTAAATCCAGTGAATGTCTCAATAAAAGTAGTAAGACCTAATTTAGTTCCTTTTATAGAAAGAAGATACGGTGCTTTACTTACTAGATTTTTTAGATAAAAAGAAGGATTAGTTGATGTAATTCGTATTCCCAGATCTTTTAATCTAGATAGAGTTAGTTCAGTAGCTAACTTTTTAGCAGGTACATATTTTGTAGATAGATCCGCATAAGTCAGTATCTCATCATAAGTAAATGAAAATGCCTTTAAAAACTTAGAAAAATCTGATGTTTCATCTACAGAATCATATGGGCTGCCACTTGCGGACGTATACATCCTCGGCAATAAGTCCATCATTTTTAGATGGCTTGATTTAATTTTTTGAGTCTTATTAAGATAGACACCATGATCTTTAGGCAAAAGAACATGTGTTTGACCCGCATTTATCCATTTATCTTCTGTATAGGTTGATCCTACATAAATGGGAAGCAGTAGCCATACTGTATAGTATACGTATTGACCAGAAACTAAAGGAACTGAACTTAAAGATGAAGTTACTCCATCGTCAAAAGAAGTTAACAAGTCAGTAACAGTTACACCATTTATATACTCAAAAAGTATTTCTCCATCTTCCTGTGTTTCAGAATAAGAGTATTGGTTTCTAATTAAGCGAAATACTTTAAATGTTGGTGGATTCGGTAACTGCCAGCTAACATTTACCTTATCATAATCATATGCAAAAGATGTAATAGGAGCTACTGAGTTTATTACTAAAGATAGGTTAGCCATTTTTATGCAGTTCCTCCATCAATAAAATTTCCATTACTATTTCCCTTACCAAATAATCCAATCCAAACCGGATAGGAAGGATCTCCACCTTCAAACATTGCCCATACAGCCTGGTTTACTTCAGGCACATACCGTTTAATCCCTGCTGATTCTTTTTCCCATGCCCAATCAGAAATTTGATCGTGTAAAATTTGTGGGATCTTTAGTTTTAGTCTTCGTTGATTTAAGGGGTCCTTATTATCTACAACAATTCCTCTGTATATGCCATAGAATCGTCTATTTCCATAAGAATCATGAATCATAATATCAAGACGCTCTAAATATTGATAGGTTGTATGTTTTCTTATCTCCATTAGGTCCAGTAACTACAACGGGGATAGAGTTAGCTCCAACTTTAATAAAACCAGACGCGTATGTAACAGATGTTCCACTAGAAACAATAGAGCCACCAACAGTAATCGTATTTCCAGTACTTGTAGGAGTAATCTTTAACCCATTTGCACCAGAAACCGTATATGAATAACTAAACCTATTAGCTAAGTTATAGCCACCATCAGGAGTTTTTTCAGTTCCTGCAGGGTATTCAAGCTTAAGATCAGTTAACACACTTTGTACAGTAGTAGCATCGACAGTATCTAATACAAATATTTCTCCAACTAATCCAGTTACTGAAAGTACAGGGGGAGTTGCAACGGTACTATTTCTATTTATATTAGTAACAGTAGCAGTAGATACGCCAGGTATAGAAATAATTTCTTTTAAAATTTGTTCAGCTGTAATTGTGCCTTGAATTCGCATATTTTGATACGAAAATACATCAAATAAACGAGCTTTAATTGTAGCCGTAACATCATCTGAAGAAAAACCAGGAACTAAATTATAAGTGTAGCTAATGTATATCTGACTATAATACGCAGGAGCTGTTGTAACAGTCACTCCAATTTGGGAATAAGGCTCTAATGTAGTAGACACGTTGTCTAATAAATTTAACATTTCCGTTGTAGTAGCAGTTTTATTTGTATTCCAACCAGGATATTTATCAGTAGCATTTAGTACGCCCCAAGGAGTAGCAGTATAGCCGCGTTTAGGAGCTACGTATAGAGTTACTGTAGATAGATTATTTGAGTAAGCTTTTACTTTACCTAAGTTATTTGCTAGTAAAGCAAGATTTTCGTAATCTTTTAAAGTTACTGCACGACTAACAGTTCCTGCGGCAGATTCAGCGCCTCTTCTAATAGAGCTATTTGATTCAGGATTGGCTCCTCCTACTCCAGAAGTGTCATTAGTGACAGTGATTACAGAAGTATAGTCGTTTAAAGAATTAGCACCTGGAACATAAGAAAGTGAACTAATTGATTTTAAAATGGTGTTAGGCAAGATATTTCCATATACACCATCACCTAAAACGTAAGAGACAAAAACAAATGAAGATGACGAAGGAATTACCCCAGAGACTCCATCTCCAAATGTAATATTTAAAAAATCATTATCATCAAGAGCTGCAGTAAATACTCTATCTGATCTACCATACAGTGTAAAATCTTTAACACGAGTCCATTCAACATACGCATTGTTATCATAAATAAACACACGTAAGGTAGTGTCTATAACATTACCATCATTTAGTGCGTAAACCTGATTAGGATTACCAGTACATTTAGATAGTTGTTTACCCCAAATTCCTGTTCCAGCACCAAGTTCTATACCATCTACAGCCGTAGCTAAAGGGTAACCTTGTGTAGCAGTTGTACTAATAGTACTTGAATCTATACTGGTATTAGCAGGAACAGTCACGGAATTATCAGTGATAAATTTTATTCTTTTTACTTCATTATTAGCTACAATATCAGCAAACACCACAGTTCCAGCAGGAAGAGTTTTTCCAGTTGCCCCAGAGTTTCCAAATTTTAAATTTAAAGTTGCAGCTCTATATCCATCAACTGTGTACCCTGTTGCACGTGCGTAGTCAATTAGGGAAGATCTTTGTGTTGCAGTTGACACCATAGATTCATTTGCAACCCTATCAATATAGTAGTTTGCAATATCGCCCATATATGCAAATGCTTCTACAAGAGCAACACCAAAATCAGCAGGGTCAGTACCTAACCAAGTTGGAACATTCTTTTTTATTCTACTAATTATATCGTTTCTTAAAGAATAATAATCTCTACTTGTATAGTCTATAGAAACAGGTATATTATTTGGATCAGTTGTCATCGTATCTCCTGAGAGCTAAGTTTGTCTCCATTAAGTCCAATTATTCCGATAATAGCAGACGTTTCTTCTCTATTAGGAAGCTCATAAAAAATTTCAATATTAATTTCGCCAGTATTACTAACTGTCGAAACAGTGGCGTTTGTAAAGTACAACATAGGTAACCAAACATTAAATGCCTGAGCAACAAACTCATTGACATTTTTCCGAATAAACACCTCATTATTCCAAACAACTTCATTTAATCTGCATCCAAATCTAGGACGCATGACTCTTTGGGTAATAAGAGTGCCTATTACTGCTCTAACTTTTGCAGCATAAATAGCACGAGAATCTGTAATTGATGCAACAGATCCAGAAGAATCGATTTTAAATGGAAAAGCGATAGTCGATTCTTTAAAAGACATAGGTTCAGCCATAGTTATCTTCTTTTTATAGTAGAAATCCAACGAGCAGGTGTTCTAATATATCCTTGTCCAGCTTTGTTTACAGTAAGTCCAGTTTGTTGTAATGTTGTTGTATCTTGACGTAGTAGCATCGAATCCGTAGATGCTATATGTCCTTCATTTATGATACCAACAACATCAGGCGTTGCCTGTCTAAAAGAGGTTTTATCATTTTCACCAGTACCATCAGTAACTAGTGACATCTCTATAGAATAGGCACTACTCATAGAAAATAAGTGGGTTACAGATTTCACAACCCAATAACCATCTGTTAAGTCTCCCGTATTGTGAATATAAACAACAGAATATGGTCTTATTCTAGGATCGCCTTTTGTACGTGCAGTGGCAGGTAAATTAAATCTTGCCATTTCAGCAGACCCTTTAGCCACTGTTTCAGCTCCCATATCATTATGTACTACTTGATCAGACCTATATTCAGAAAATAAAACATCACTAACTGAGCTTCTAAGAGAAGTTCCTGAATATTTAGGATTTCCTGTAAAGTATGATTCAGCTCCAGATACTGGGTCTATTCCAGCAACTAATTTTAAATTACGACCATGTTGAGTATTCTCAATAAATTCACCATTCATAGGTTGAAAGTATTCTAAAGAGTTTCCTCTAGCATAACTATCTCCTGTAAGATTTTTTGTACTCCAACTTAATATGGGTGCCTCAGAAACAGTTTGTTCAATTAACTTATCAAAAGGTCTAAATATTAAATTAGTACCGTCTACATAAGCTCCATATCCAATTTTTCTACCATATTCCATTATCCATTCCCAATAGGAATGTCCAGAAACTACAAGTTGAGAAAACGTTTTATTATGAGTTTCACCTATAAAGTTTAAGCCATTTTCATTTGCTATTTGCTTAACTACACTAGTTACAGTAGTGTTTGAAAACACTCTTACATTTCCGCCTTTTAAAACAAAAGAAGAACCGATACAAAATACCTCCATTGTTTTTAATTTTTGACTAGCAGATACTTTTTTTACAAAAGAAACGTACCCATACCAACTTTTTTTCCTACCATCCTGTTCCCATGAAAATTTGATAGGAATTCCTGTTTTTAAGTTGTTAAACCATAGAGGTCTACTTGTAAAAAATTTCATGATAAGAATATCATGATGGTTTTGCTTTTGAATTAATTCTATATACACAGGGGTTTTTTGCAACGAAGGCAACGTAGGAAATTCTACTTTAAAAGTAGTATTTTTTAAAAGCTTACCTCTTACAGATCTAGCCATTAGGAATCCTTATAACAGTTCCAGGTGCAATTGAAAATGGATTTGAAATTTCAGGATTTATGTCCATAATTCTCCACCACAATTCTGCTGATCCATAAAATTGGTAAGCAATCAAATCTATTCTATCTTCTGAAGTCCATATATAAGTAGAAAACTTTTGCCCTCCAGTAGGAAAAACTCTATTAACCATAATACAGTTTGTTCCTGATCTTGAATCATTTGCGTACATAATATCGCCAGTAGAATACCTGCTATCTGTAAATATCATTTTATTCAGTTCCTTCAGGTGCTACATAATCTACAAGTGTAGTATCTGACATAGTTGCATCAACAACCCTTTGAGCCGATATTTTAACTATAGTAAATATAGGTACCATACGCTCGTCAAATAAAGTATGTTGTACTGTTAGACTGTTTACCAAGACTAAATAGCGTAATTGGTTACCCAAGTGTAGTTCTGCAGGTCGTCCTGCAATTAATCCCATATCAGCAGTTTTACCATCCATTGAAGTAGCTCTTCCTAAATATGAGTTAATTGTGACACCACCGATACATCTAAGAAGGTACTCTATATCATACATAGTACCCTTTTTAAAAATATCTTTTTGCTCATTAATATCTGGTTGTCTTGGGTAATACAATGACTGGGTTTTATACTTATCTGCAAGTATACCTGTAGTTTTATCATAGTATTTCATATCAAACATTCTATTTAATAAGATTTCAAATGCAATAGTTGCTTGCGTTTGATACCCAGCTGGAATGAACTCACTTTGACCACTTGCAATATAGTTTGCGTCTACGTTTGCAAATGTACCATATTCCATAAGCATAACAGCCGGATTGTAATGAAATTGAAACGCATAGTTTCCTGCACCATACAATTTAACGTTTGCTACTTTACCATTTTTGGGATTATTTCCTTGAATTGAAGTAACAAAATCTGTACTAAAATCTTCCGTTCCACCAGTTTGTGATGGGTCAGCATAGATCAATGATGCAGGCTGAATCATGCCTTTATTTTGTTGTCCATTTAACCATAATTGACTAGCATTAGTTACTGCAGATGGACTATTAGAATTGCCCACAGCGGTAAACTCTTCCAAGAATCCAACTTTGCTACTTAAATACGCCTCTGAAGTTAATCCTACATTGTAGGTCAATCCTAAAAATGCGTTTAAAGTCAATACGCCATTATCATCAGTTAGTTTAATGCTAGGACCTTTATCTACAATTGCTTGTTGTCTCTTTATATACTGTGTAAGGTTGTAGTATTGTCTTCTATACTCAATTAACTGCATAATGGCGTCAAATATTTCGCCACTTGCTCTAAGCCCAGTTAATTCAAAATGTGTAGTATTTCCAGTTGCTCTATTAAATGGTTTTTGATGCCCATCATTTTTTGGAAAATTTGGGTTATATCCTCTTAAATTTATACCATATTCTGTCTTATATTTAAGAATTTTAATTCTATAACTCCATCCCTCTCCATTTAAACCAGAATAGTTTAAATAATTTGTTGCCTCTGTAGTTGATACTGCAAAAGTGTAGTCAACAGGCAGATTTAGCTTACTCTCATCATACGCCCAAGCATCAGCAGTCCAATCTTTTAACACTAGATCCCATCTTGCATCCGGATTAGCTGGAAATAATGAATCTTTTGCATTATTTATTTTCTTAATAAGAGGATTCATTTTTGTTATTAAACTAGCTTGAATGCTCTTACTTTTTGTAATATTATTTTGAGCATCAGAAACTTGTTGATCAGTAATATTGCTGTTATCATCTGGAGTTGTCATTATGCACCACCCATACTTGAGATTAGACTATCTTCTTCAAGATATTTTTTTACAGTTTCAGCAAATTTTCTAGCCTCTAATTCACTCGCTTTTTGTATAGACAAGTTTATAGTCACATTTGGTTTTTCTAAAGATCCGGAAACAGTACCTCTTCCACTATAAGCTAAACCATACTTAGAACCTGCAGCGTTTATACGTGAAGAAGACACACCCCTACTAGAATACGTTCCACCAGAAAGAGGATCAATACCAATAGTAGAAGTAGATCCACCTCCACTTCCTAAATACTCTAACTTACCAGTTCCAGATAGATTTCCTTTAGACACAGAAAATTGAGAATCTGGTTGTTGCCCAATTGGAAGAGGTATTGCAGTCCTCCCAGTTGTATCTGCACCAGTAGATGAAGATGCACCACTTCCAGAGGTACTGGCTTTGGTAGGCGTTCCAGTTGCTTCTCCAACAATATAATCATGAGGGTTTACACGCTCACCATTTCTCCATACTTCAAAGTGTAAGTGTGGACCATCACAGTTAGTTCCTGTCTGTCCACTGTACGCAATTAAATCCCCCTGTTTTACTGACGTACCGTCTGGAACAGTAAATGAACTTAAGTGAGCATACCCAGTAGAATAGGTTCTATCTTGACCATTACCTGTATACCAAAGTCTAATATAACGACCAACTTCAGAGCTTAATCTATCTGAAATATGCACTATACCGTCATGGGCTGCTACAACAGGGGTTCCTTCAGGAACAGACCAGTCAAGTGCTTTGTGAACTCCACCATTCCACCGTTTTCCTTTAATACCATAATCAGCAATAATTGAACCACCTTTAACTGGCTTTATAACAGTAAACCTAGCTCCATACGATTGTTTTTTAGCATTCGTGGAAGTTCCACCAGGAGAGATAGTTCCTCTAGGAGCTGCTGCTGGTGCGCCACTATTAGCACCAGGATCTCCAGCTGTAGTAGGAGTGTCTCCACCACCTTTAGAGTACGACCCCCCAACACCACTAATACTTGCCATTGAACCTGATGCAAATGCAGTGCCCATAGTTTGGTTACCGCCATTAAATCCAGGAATTCTAAAAAAGTTTAATATAGAGTTAGCTACAGGTCCAACAATAGGAATGCTATTTAGGATATCACTACCTACCTTATTTAAATCACTGATTCCTTGTATAGAACCAGCACCTGCTCTATGACCAAGAAAAGTAGACAGTCCGGACTTTAAGTTACCAAATTGAGCAGCTAAATCACCCGCTGCATCATTAAGCTTTACTAGTCCATCTACAGCAGTATCAATTCCTTCTTTATATTTGCCCTCAGCTTTGCCCATTTGTTTGGTATCAGAAGCGCTTAGCTTATACTGAGCTAGCATAGGATTATCCTTTGATAGCCGATCCAGTTCTTTTGAGTCTTCCCAGTTTATTGCTTTACCAGTCTCTGCTTGATGTATTAAATCTTGAATAACCATTTGCTGCTGAGTTTCATCAAGACCATATTCAGATAGACTTGCACCTAACCATCCAGAATGTAAATCTCTTAAAACAGCTTCTTTAGAACTAGGTCGTTTTCCACCTGTAATTCTATTTTCAAATTGACGAAGAATTTGAGTAGTAGATAACATCTGTCCACTTCTTGGATCAGAGGTCATTATGCCCATTCTCATTAACTGACCAGACATGGGTCCACTAGTTAAATTAGCTACAGATTGGGCAGCAGTAGCGTTATCAATATTCATGTATTTTGCTAGGTTGCTAGTAGTTCTAACATTTTGCATGTATATACTATTAGGATTAGCACTATATGAAATACCGCTACTTGCAAGAATATTAGCTACAGTCATATCGCTACCAGGAGAGGTAAGCCCATTTCCCATCATAGAAAGAGTACTTCTTTCTATTGCACTACGCATTTGGGAATTGCCATTCATGATCGCAGCATTATACCCCATAGACATGCGATTCATTGTTGCGTTTACATCAGGCATTGCCATAAATTGTGATTTAGACATTCTCGCTGCTGCTGATGCCATACCCCCAATAACAGGAATTCCTCCAATAGGATTCATTCCTCCTTTTATGCTATCTAGTGCACTGTAAAAGTTTGCATCTTCAGTACCTAAATTAAATCCGCCAGTTCTACCAGTATTTCCAGAACCATTGGCACCGCCAAATCCACCAAGTCCTGCAGAAGATTTTCCAATTCGTTTTAAAACGCTCTCAATTTGTTTAAAAGAATTTAAGAGCTTATCTGCTTTAGAACTTGCTTTATCTAGATTTTGGGAAAGATCTGGTTCACTCATTCTTTACCAACTTTCCTGATTCTCTTGCAATCTCAAGCCAATTAAGTCGTTCTCTAGGTGATAAAGACCTAACTTCATTTAATGTCCATCCTTGATACGCTTCTACTAGTAACTTCCACTGCTTCATTACTGTAGAATAATCAAACGTTTTTTTAATATCGAAAGATAGTTCCGAGTGTTACCGGAACTACCACCTTTCCGCCACAGTCTGGGCAGTCAATTCTAAGATCGTCAAATTGTGGACCAGGATTACGTTCTGCAATGCTATCAACAATAGTTGTTCTATCAGCTATGCCAATAGCTTTTATTTGTAGTTTACTGATAATAGGTTGATCGTCTATTTCTAAAACACAATGCTCTAATAAAGAAGTCTTTAATTCAGCATCTGTTTTATTAGGATCCGCTCCCATTTCTTTTTGAGCTAAACCATTAGGAAGAGTAACTAAGTATTTAGACTTTTTACCATATACTTCAAATGTCCTATCAGTTGCATGATTTACAAGTGTCTTGACTTTTATATCATTATTCAAATCAAGAGCAACAGTTTTGTATTCTTTACAACCAGTACAATAAGAATCAATATTAGAAGTTAGTCCAAAAGTTGCTTTATAGACAGCAAGCACTAACGCTTCTCTATCTCCAATAAGTAGTTTATCTAGCATTTCTTCACTAGCTGGAACACCACCAATACTTACAACTCCTCTACTAAGAATTACAGACCATAAACGAACAAGAGTGTCGACTTTTGACATAGCCTCTTCGTCCATTCCATTTAGCTCTCTAACTTCAGCAACAGTGTGGAGTTTTCCATCTGGTCCAATATAACCAGATGGAAGAACCACACTATTATCAAATGGAGGAATTATACTTGCCGGTGCAATAGGAACTTCTTGTTCAGCTAATGCTTGATTAACTAATGAGTTAGCTAAATCTGGATTTTCTCCAGCGTTAATTTGTTGTGTAGTAGTCACGAATTATACTCCTATAATACTATATTAAAATGTAGGTGCTGTACTAGAAAAATTTTCTGCCCAGTGGACATCGAATCCTTCATGAACCAAGCTGATTTGTTCTACTAAAATAGCGTTATCACCCGCATTTAGATCTGAATACGCTACGCTAGTTGCCCATGCGTTATAAACAAGGAATCGCATTGCTACGTGATCCTTGTAGTTTGCACCAGTAAGTTGGGTATTTGCACCACCAGATCCAGCAATAGGGTGAGATAGCACAGCGATCTCAATATCACAACGGAAATTGGTTAATTGGTTGTCTCTTCCAGATCCACCCTGAATAGTAGCAAACAACTGTCTCATCCATTCCCAGTGCTGCTTAGTTCCCATAACCACACCACGCTGTAAAGTAAGTGGGCTAAAAGAGCTTTGACCAGGAATCTGATGAACAGTGGTATTATATCCACCTTCACGGTAGGGGATGCTGTCAGTGGTCACTGATAAACCTGATACTGAAGTAAATCCTACAGTAACATTTTTAGGTGTAGTTAGCCACTTAGCATCATTTGGTGCTAAAGGTTTAAAGGTAACTAAAAACCTAAAGTTTCTTATCGGGTCAGTTTCTAATGTTGACCTATTATTTATAATTGTTGGCAATTTAACTCCTTGATTAGATGGTAGTCATTTGACTGAGGGTAATTACAACGAATTCAGCAGGGCGTTCTAAAGCCACACCAACTTCAATGTTGACGATACCCGCAGCAATGCTAGTAGCGTCGTTAATTTCTTCGTCACATTTGACGTAGAAAGATTGCTCAATTGTAAGTCCACGAAGTCCACCTTGGTTACGATATTCATTTAAGAATGCCGTAATAGATGTTCTTAGACGTGACCACAATTCTTCACTATTGTTCTCGAATAATGCAAACTGAGTAATTACTTCTAATTGGCGCTTTATATAAAACAGTGAACGACGAGTACTTATATACTTGGTAATTGAACTAGCGTTCTTTAGAGTACGAGCACCCATAACTACAATTCCAGCACCAGGCAAATTACGAATTGCATTTACAGGATTAGTTGCTGCATTTAAACTGTCTAGATCTGCTGAAGTAAATGCAGTTTCAAGAGCAACTGCACTAGCCAATTTAGCATTAATTCCAGCAGCCGATTTAAATGGACCAGAAGCCCTATCTGTAGCAAGAATTAATCCAGCAACGGCACTTGAAGGTGCAGCTAATCTAACAGCATTTGAACTTTGAGCCTTATTGTCTGTAATATAGATATTAGGATAAAATATAGCTCCATAAGAAGATGCTGTTAGTCCGTTACTCCAAGTAACTGCATCAGCAACAGTTTTTCCCGAAGGCGTGTCTAAAATAATAAATGCTTTACCATTAGTTTCTGCCCAAGATGTAGCGGCATTTTGCACTGTTGTAGCAATTCCAGATGTAACTTGGTTAACTAACTCTGGAAAAAATAGCACTAAAGGACGTTCTAATACATCAAACTCTTTTAGTACAGAACTATTAGTTCCAATATAGTCAGTAGCACCAGCAGCAGCCCCATCTAAACCACCAGCAAACACCAATGGGTTGACATCTGCAGGTCGAACGTTAGTGTAGTAAGGAGTTCCAGAAGTCTCATCAACTGAAATGTATGAAGACTGAAGTGCTAAAATAGTTCCTATGTAATCACTTGATAACTTGTTATTAAACACGACATTGTTGTATGTTTCTAGAACAAGATCGTTGCTAAAGTTATCGGGGCTTTCTGGGTCGTTAGTTTCTTTACCAACTACTAGGTTCCAGTAATCACCGTATACAGTAAGAGTAGCACCACTAACTGTTGAAGGGCTTCCAGTAAGAGAGGTGTTTACTGTAATTGTTGTGGTGTTGGCTGTTGCAATAGGCAGTTCAACTACGTTAGTAAATCCGGCAGCATTTGTCAAAGTGACAAATTGACCAGGAATCAAAGCGTTGTTTGTATTTTCTACGGCAATAGTGACTACGTTAGATGCATAGCTTACGTTTCCAGTTGTTTTAGTTGCGAATACAACTGGAGTTAATTGAACACGGTACAAGTTAGCTTCAGAGCCCTTAGCCTTAGCAACAAATTTAGTAGTGTATCCAGCACCAAATGTTAGAGTGCCGCTTACAGAACCAGTAGATGCCTGAGACAAAGTTACAGAGGTACCTGTTACCGAAGCAATGTAAGTTGACGCTGGGATGTTTGTTCCTGAAATTGACATTCCTACAGTTACCTGAGATGAAGACGCACTTAGTGTAAGTGCAGTGCTAGCCCCAGAAGTAGTTCCAGTCAAACCAAGGTTGTTTAGGTTAAGAGCAGATCTAGACTGACCTGCAACTTTTACAGATGCAGCAGCAGCTCCGTTTGTAACTCTGCGAACATATAGCTCATTTCCACCATTCTGGAAGAACTGGTTTACACCATATGTGGCTGGATATAGCGAGCTCATGTCACCATATGTGGTTGCAAAATCGTACCAAGATGTTACTCTAGTTACAGTTTCTGGACCTTTTTGAAAGTAACCGATACATGCACCGGCAGCGTTAGCCGTTCCAACACTGGTTACAGGTGTTGGTAGATCACGTTCACTAATGTAAACGCCAGGACGTGAATACGTCATAATTATCTCCTATAAATTAGTTATTCTATATATTGTTGTTGGGAGGCAGAATGATGCTCGAACCAAAAGATATATAATCAGGATTATCTGATCTACCAATAGTTGAATTTGGTCCATGAATGTCGACTTGTTGTACTTTATATAGTTCAGCGTAAGTTTCTTGTGCAATTTCACTAGAAACTCTTACGGTTATTGCATTTACGAACAAACGTTTTGCCTGCTCGGTTACGTCTCTTTTAGAAACGTTAATGACGTCTAGACGTCTCAGAGTATTAGTATTAGTTGTAGTATCTCCTACAGTTTTACTTTTTTCTGTGATTTCTAGCCAGCCAAATCTAAAGGGTAATTTAGTAAATAAAATTTGTGACATAAGCTCACGATCATGTCTTGGATGACGAGCATATGTAGTTATTTGATAATCAATACTTACTGGAATAGGTTTAGGAATAATTCGAGTATGAAGGTCTGAATCAAATGTAACTGTTTGACCTAAATCATTTACAAATGTATCTGGATAAGTCATGTAATCAATAGTAGTTAAACCACGCATTTCCCTATCAACTTCTCTAACTACATCAATCATGTCAATTGTAATATAAGGATAATTTTGTGTTCTAATTTCTTGATCAGGTTGACCAAACCAAACTCCCACTTGTCTAGGAGTATCATCACCATCAGCTTTTTGATCAGTAACTGTAATTCCTTGCAATAATTGTCGTAAAGCCTTATCTTCAGAAAGTAAAAACGTCATAGTTTTCCTTTCGTTAATTTAGACAAATGATTTAAAAAAGCTTTTTCCATATGCTCAGGTCTATTATTAAATTTACGAATAACAGCACTTGGAGGAGTACTTTGAGTACCATATTCTAAATCATAAACCTTGGCTTTATATCTTGCTGGAACATGTACTTTAAACTCACTTCCAGTATGCACTACAAATAGCTTATTTGCTATTTTAGGATCCCATCCATGGTCTATTGCACTTTGACGCAGGGTATAGGTCATCGATCGAGCAGTTTGAGCTGCAGCTTGTGGAAAAGCTTTTAGAACGTGCTTCACTTCTTTTTCTTGCCAATCGATTCGGGTCTAGCAAACTCTGCGTTTATATAACCTGCGATCATTTGAGCCATTAAGGCTTCTTGTCGGTTATTTGGTCGGTAAGCAATGGCACCACGATTAAATCTTAATCGCTCATCGAATAGATAGTAGTCATTGACTCTATTCCACCATGGCTTGACTTCTCTAGCAGACATTTGCAAAATCCCCAATCGAGGCGCAGGTTCTATAGCAATATAGATAGCAGCCCGCATGGACTACTACACATTTAGGA